GGATGCTGTAACCAATTTTTGACAAATGGGTCTAAGTCATTTGCCATTTGATATGTATTTTGTACATCATCTGTATTATACCACCAATCTCGAATAAAATTACTTTTCTTTTTTCCAGTTGATTCTGAGGTCTTTAATCCAGCTTGACCCTTTAGTAAACCGCCGTTTTGCATTTTATTTTTACTCTTCCAATTTTCTAATGCTTGTTTGGTTTCTTTACCAATTATACCATCTAATTGACCATCGGATTTATTAGATTTGGGTAAAGAATAACCAGAGTTTTCCAAAGCTCGTTGAACCAGTAGACCAATTTCTTTTTTATAAACATCTTTGGTATCAGGACTATAATAAACACTAAGAAGTTTATTTATATTCTTTAATGTGTTTTGAGTTTTTGCTTTAACAAACTCTTGATGAGAAAGTCCTTTACCAAGATACATAGAACTTCCTCTATTATCAATATTGCTTACTAAGTTTTCATAATCATATTGATTTCTTCCTGTAGTTTCTAATGTAGGATATTTCTCTCTAATTTTACTTAGAGCATTCGTTGGTGTTTCTAATCCTTTTCTTCTAGGAATACCAAGAGCATCACATACATTGTCTGCACAATTATTTATAAATAAATTCCAATCTGATGGAGTGAATTCATCCTCTACCATAAAATTACCTGTAGGCATATTGGCAACTTTATCAGTAAAGGTCAAATTATCTTGCCCGTATACATTAAAAGATTTTTCTCCTTTATTTTCTACTTTACCTATGCCAAATGGCCAATTTCCCTTTGGACGATAGTCAACTGATGTTTCGTTATTTCCGATTGAAGCAGAAATATGACCTGGTAAATATTTTCCAAAAACTGGATATAAATTAACCTGAGCGGGATTATCAATATCTTTACTATTTACAGGTCTACCATCTACACCATAAGCACCGACTTCTTGTCTAGGTGTTCCTGCATATTTGGTAGTGTATCTTTTATCATTCCAAATAAATTCTTTTTCACCTGCTTTTTTTGCACTACGATATGCAGTATTAAAATTGCCTTTACCCGTATAATCAGCAACTCCCCAGTTTTTAGGATTGAGTTTATTCAATACTCCTCCTTTTTGATAACCAAATAATTTATTGTAAGGACTATTGACAGTATCTCTTTGAAGTTGTTTTTGAAACTCAGGTAACTGATTTAGCACAATTCCCTTAACATAATTCCGAGGTTCTTTTGGAAGTTTTTCAATCCAATCAAGAGATTCGTAAATATCCAAACCTTCTGCTTTTCTTTTGTTTAAAAACTTTCTTACATTTTCCTGACCCCAATTATACGCAGCCGTAAGTTTTGCTGCTTCAACTTCTGGAGATTGTCCTGGTTTGTTTAGATATGGTCGTTGAGGCAAATATTCTTGCATCATCCACTTCTGAACTCTTACAGCATCCTCCGGCTTATTTAAATCTATAGGTCCTTTATTTTTTTTCAGAAACTCTGCCAAAGTATTAGGCATTATTTGAGTAAGGCCTCTGGCCCCTTTTGGAGAAACTTTTTTTCCAGTTGCAACATCTTTGCGATGATGAGATTCCATTACAGATTGCCGAAGCAATAATTCATTTGTAATGGGATTGTTTTTTTTGGCAGGTGTTACTGATTTTGTAGCAGGAGGAACTGGAGTTTCCTCATCATCAAACCAAGTAAATGGATTTAGATTTTCAATTAAAGATTGATACCAAGATTTGGTATCAGGTGTCTTTAATCCATCTTGACCTTTTGGAAGATTTGATTTAGAAAGAAAATCATTAAGATTATAATTAACATTTTCTTTCTTAAAATCATTAACCATTTCTTTAGCAATGGTTCCTCTATTATTAATATCTTTTACTCTCTTCAGAATATCGGCAATTCCATCAACCATTTCTTTATCATTCTCGTGAGAGATTTTTCCACCTTTTTGCCAAGTACCCAATCTCTTATGCCAGTAAAGCGGAGAGAATGGGTCAGTTGCTTTGGCAGAATCTCTACCTCCCATTCTATTCCAAAAGTTTTCTTTGCGTTGTTCACTACCGTGTTGCTTAAAGTCTTGCATTCCTTTATAGCCACCGTGAACAACTTTATACTGGTCTCCTTTCTTAGCCAGTACCATCCACTTCTTACCTTCGTTTGTAGAGTCTTTCTTTTGACCAACACGAGAGAATCCCATATTACGATAGCGTTCAGGAATTGAACCACCATCTTCCATTTTGCGCTTGATTTTCTTCTCTTGCGCCAACATTTCTTTAGTTGGCTCCTTTCCGCTACCAATATTTGCACGGATATTATCCCACAGACCGCGTGGAGAATAAGAGCCATCCTTACGCTTGATAAGCTTACTCATGGCCAATATGATAGTTTTGACCTGACATAATTCTCGACTGTAGTTCTTTTCGTTTCTTTGTTGAGAGTCTTACTCCAAAGTTACCTTTTATTCCCGTAATTACAACACCATAACTAATTCCATCGCTGTGCCAGTTTGCATGACGAGTGTTTAGCTTTTTATTGCCGGCAATCATCCATTTGTGACCATCAAGTGTTTCAACTCTGTCACCATTCATCATACAATCAATGAGATGGTCAGTTAAAACTTCACAAAACTTGCCATATACAAGTCCTGACCATTTAACTTTATTCCTACCTGCGTTATAGTAAGAATATAATTTATCTAATTCTTTGCGGTTCTCATTTAAAAGAGCAACCATTGCTTTACCTGTGCCAATATCTTTTGGAGTGGTTTCTTTATAGTAGATAACTCTTCCGCAAGGGAGAACATGCTGTCTCTTTTTCATTCAGGTAATGTTAAAGCCATTCTTTTATAAAAGCGTTTTGCATTACGCTGCATCTTATTTATTCTAATAAGATGGTCAGCAGTTAGTACATTTTCTCCAATCGCTAACTCGTTACAAAGTTTTTCTTTATCTATAATATTATAGATAGTAGTTAGATTTCTTCCCCATAGCATAAAGCGACCCTCTCCTAAAGAAGCGGTCTTTTCAGCATGTTTAAAAAAACTTTTGACCATGTGATTTACCACATGGCGAGGAAGCTCTATTCCTTTGTCTCTGAGTTTATCTCTTACCTCTCTTGAAAAAGTATCAAGATTTAGGTCCCGCATTTGGTAAGTCGGTTTGAGTATTAGGCTGTGGACGAATGCGATACATTGCTCTCAAATAAGACTCTGCTGTTTTACCAATCAAAGAATCTATCATTGAAGCAGGCATAGGATACTCACTTGTCTCAGGGTCATAATCTCCATAAGTTTCTAAATCAGAAGGGTCTTCAAAAACAGCAATCAGTTTAATTTGCTGAGGAGCTACATTTCTGAATGTAATCCTACCTTCCTGATAATGAGCTATTGGCATTTTACCAATGAAATGGTCATGAACATAATTTTCCAAGTTCCCTGTAACAAGTCTATAGGGAGACTTATCGTCCTTGCCTCCAATGTAGAGACAAGCAGGTTCCCCATTTAATTGTATTGCCAACCTTGGAATATCCAAGTAAGAAACTCGGTTGGAATCTTTTAGAACACTTAGACTTTTAATTGTTTGAGTAAATCCTTGATATGGACGACGGAATAAAGACCTGCCGTCCAGCTCAGCAGCCATGCGAATGCGAAGCGTATCAATCTCATCAGCAACTTGCTCAGGAGAAAGTGAGGTATTGGTGACCCCCTCACTGGAGGTCACCAATTCCATCACAGAAGACACAATCTCAAACTCAGTCATAATTAAGCAGCCAAGTCACCATCAACCAGGTTGAGGGCAGTATCCAGGGTAAGTCCGCTCTTTACATAGAGACGAACGCCATAGATTTGGTTGTTATTTACTTGGTTAGGAACAGAGTCAGTACCTGTGGTTGCACCAGCAAGCGGACTAACTACTTCAAAGTAGTAAGTGTTGTAGCTTGCTCCAGGAAGAGGCATCCAGTTGACATTTTGGTCAATGTGGAAGTTCTTAGCCCAGTTGATGTTCTTGAGAGCATCATAAGTTCCAACAGGAAGAGCAGCCGCAGCAGTTGTTTGGTTAGCAGCAGTAACAACATCAACGGCAGTTGCGTTTGCAACACGAGTCAAGCTTACAGTGTATGTTGTCTGGTCCCACACATTGTATTCACCAACATGCAATGAAACAGTTACACCAACTCTTTTTGCTACAAGAACAATCTTACCAGCATCTGCAGTCTCACCTACAAAAGCAGTTACTTGAGCAGATTTGTCAGCATTAATGCGAGCAGCAAGTTCAGTTGCAATTGCAGTTGCGTTTGCGCAATCAACAGAAAGTTGGTAACGCTTTTCAGTAGGACGGTTCTGATACTCGGTAGGAGTCAAGTCAAGAGAGTCAGTTACAACACGATATGTGTCACCACGCTTTGCACCAGCTGCAGCAGTAATTGTAAAAGCTGCGGTTTCTGCAGTTCCAGAAGATGCTGCGGTTCTAATAAGTCTTGCAGCACCACTAGCTCCGTTGAAATATGAAGCTCTGCCACCACGAGCAGTGTTAGCCGCAGCTGCGGTAGAAGTACACCAAATTACTTCGTTGATAAAGCCTTCAAGAATAAGACCACCGGTATTTGTACTACCAACAATATCGTTGTCAGCATACGCGGTTCCGTCATCTTCAAGAGCACGAACTTGAGAATCGTCATTTACGATAATCTCTTTTACAGGAATATTAAACATTTTTTTAAAATTAAAAGGTTAAACAATGATTTATTGCGAAGCAGCTTCTTGCATAGCTATTGGAGTCCTTGCGGATTCAATATTTTCTAAAAAGATGGCTCGACATATATTGACAATTTCATAGTAGATATTATTACGAGTAACTCCCGTATTAAATTGCAATGGATTAGTATAGGTAGTCAAATTTGTAATCGTTACTTCCGAAGGTTGTGTAATGTAATCGATAACAGCATTGTTACTTCCTACAAACTCAACCTTAGAGGAATCAAATAGTATTTTAATTGTACCATTGTTTACCTCATAGTAGTACCGACGATAATTTGGTTTTCCATACGCACTGCGATAACGGAAACCTTTTTGACCAGACTTCATTCGCTCTGGCCAAAAATCGTAAGTCACTCCACTTTTATATTTGCCAACATTTGTTTTAAACCTAACTGAAATCTTCAGAGAGAGTAGATGCCTAAAATCAGAAGGCAATGTTATTACTCCAACAGAAGATACCGTAGTAAGATAAGATGGTGAAGTAAATGAGGCTAAATCCTCAGTATCCTTCACCACCAAATCCAACTGTCGATAGTTGTTATCAACATACTGGGATATCGCTTTGTTATAGAAATAATTAAAGTCTTTCAAAGAGAAAGTCGGAGACTCAAACTTATCCAGTTCTTTCAATACATCGCGATATGCATCCAGTGCGTTCATCAGTCAACTTTAGTTTTAGTCTTTTCAGCCAGCATTGCTCTCATAGCCTTCACACGCTCAGCGTTTTCAGGGCTAATGAGATAGTCAACAACCATGTCTTCAGTATGGCCTAAATTAATGCCATCCTGACCACCGAAGTAAAATACTCCATCACGACCGCGTTCAATTACACTCCATTTTACAATGTCTTTAACAAAGACTTTTGCGTTGGTCTTAGCCTTATTGGCAGGGTCAATTGTAGCCAGCACGGTTTCAGGAGATGTGGTTGCTTTGTTAAGCAGCCAATCCAAAACCTGCTCAGGAGAAAATCCTGCTGCAGCTTCTAGTCCAAGAGCTTTTGCCACGCGTACCTGGTCTTGTTGCGAAAGCTTGCGTACGGCAGGTCGTGCCTCGTCAATTTTCGCTGATTTGTCAATACGCTCTTTGGCTTCTTTGCGCTCATTTGCAACATAGAAAACTTTGTCACGACTAGTACCTCCGAGTGACTTATCTAATGCAATGTATGGGTGTTTCTTCAACCACTTCCACAACGCTGCATCATAAGGGTCACTAAGATTAAGCACCTTTCCTTCTTCAACTACTACTGAAGTTTCGTAGTCAAATATAAAAGGCAGTTTACGCTTATCATCTTCAGTTAAAAGTTCATAGTATCCATAAGTGCCTTGTCCAGTGTACAGTTTACCGGACTTGTCTTGCAATGGTCGACAAGTAACAGCTTGTTGAGTACGAGGACGAAATGCACAAAATGTAATTGTTCCGTTTTCTTCCGTCATTGACAGAACTTCTTCTTCGGTTTTCATGATTGTTATGCTTTGCATAGGTTAATTAAAAATTAAGACACTTTCTTCTCAAGCATCATTGAGGAATAAGGATTGTGGAGAACCACACCCATTGTTCCAATGATAGTTTTAGAAGAACCATCCAGAGTAGAGCTTGCAGCACCGGAAGTCTTTCCGTCTTCGCCACCGATACCCGCTACGAGTCCAGTGATGAAGGAGCGTCCGTCTTTAGCAATCATCTGAATATTTTTTACACCGTCATAAGTAGACATGTCGATAAACAGGAACTTGCTTGACTCAAGTGGCTTACCGTTAGAGTCTTTCTCTGAAGGGTTAGCAGGATGGTCAAATACTCCGTTCACGTTTACAACGATTGTGTTACCCTGGAAGGTGTAGGCGTTGTACTCAGCACCCAGTTGAATCTTTCCGTTCTTAGTCTGAACATAAGAATTCGGCTGAAGCTGCCAACCTGCCTTGTGCTCAGCACGCATGAGGCGGCCAAATTCCTTATAACCTTCGCGGCCAGTGGTCATCAACCAAGTGTTGCCAGTAGGTTTAGGTGAGCGGAGTGACAGGTCAGACATTGCATCCTCAAGCAGACCGATAGTCAGTTTGCTGTAGGTTTGCTTTTGGCTGTCAGCAATTTGAGCGATAAGACCGTCGCCTTTTACGATATCTTGGCCAGTCTTAGGGTCTTGCAGGAAGCAGCGACCGTTAGCATCCATTGTAGTACGACCATAGATAAGTTCCATTTCCTTATTCAGGTGAAACTGCTCCATAGCAGCACGGAAGAGTTCGTCAGTCACATAGTTAACCTTAACGGCTTTACCATTGTGAGGAACGATATCTTCAATAAGATACTTAGTAGCAGCAGCGTCAGCAGACCAAGTCCAGTCGTAACGCACTTTGGTCAGGTAGTTTACATGCTCCTCATGAGCCTGAGTGGTGGACAGATATCCACGGTCAGAAAGCTCAGGGAATGCTTTACCAGCAGGACCAGAGTCACGACCGGCAACGCAAAGAGCAGATGAAACACCTTCGGTCATAACATTCGTGTTGACACGAACAGTGTATTCCCACACACCTTCACCAATAAACACAGGACCGGCAGTTACAAAAAGCAAGCTGTTGTCTTCGAGTTTGATGATGTCATAAGGATTGTAGTAAGCACTGTTGAAAGCTACGATAAATTCAAGACCGTTTGCACCAAGAGTAGAGCCGCTGGTGATAGCACCACCTGTTGAGCGGGTTGCAAACTTAATGCGAGGAACCTGATGTCCACGAATCTTCCACTTGTACTGTTTGTCGTTTACGCCAACAAAGCTGTCAGATTGAGCTTTGATGTCATAAATTTCACCAAGACCTTCGGTAAGGAAGGAAATAGAATGCTGAGGGAAAAGACGGATAGTCTTTGCCGCCAGATTAGGAGCTACTGCAAAAAGCTTCTCCAGCTCACGCATGGTGGCGGTGTTACGGCTATGCAGCAAATTGTTAGCAATTCTCGATACGATTCTCATTTTATTTAAGAGTTTTAAAATTAAAGTTTAGAAACGATTCAGAACGCTTGGGTCATAGGGGTCATCAGCAGTAACCCTTCCTCCGCTACTTTGTAGCTTTTCAGGATTGTCAAAGATTTTGTCCATAACCCGGCTTCTTGCACGGTTCTTTTGAATTGAAGCACTGTTTTGAATCATGTCTTTCATAAAAGCAACTCCGAGTGCTGCAAGTACTGTACCTTCGTCACTTTGTAACGCATAGTCCAGTGCAGTCATCCCGTCTTTGTCTCTGACAGTCGTGATTTGGAAGACGGCTTCTTTCATCTCCCGATTTAGCGGTACACCATACACTTGGTTAATACCTGAAAGATAGTTCTGATAACGCTGAACTTCCTCCTGATAACGAGCGGCCTGTTGTTCCTCTTCTCTTTTCGCTGCTTCAGCTTTCTGTTGCTGTTCAAGACTTTGCTCTTCAGCTAACTGCTCACGAAGCGATTTGACAAAAGGTTCAAACTGTCCGTTCTGTTTCAGCGAATCCACCATCGCCTGAATAGCTTGCTCAGGTGATTTGGGGAAACGCTTCTTAAAGTCCGATACTGCCAGGTCATTGTCATCCATTCCTTCCGGAGATGACGCAAACCCATTGTAAAGGTCTTTCAGGGACTTACCCTCCTGCTTGGCCCGCAGAACTTCCTGTATTTCAGGGTCCTGTAAGTAGGCTTCAAATTGCTGATACTCGGAAAGTTTGGCATTTACACCTTCGGTCATTCTTTCAATGATTCCTTCAAGTGCTTCTGCCTCTTGTTCCTTTGTCAGCTCATTTACACCTTCAAGATTCAAGCCAAATTCAAACTTCTCATCCAAGTAATGGAGTAAAGTCGGATATTCGACCGGAGCCTCTTCTTGATTGGCCTCGTCTTCTTGCTTATCGTCAGCTTCTGAATCAACAGCCTCTCCGATAGCATTGGGATTTGCAGGTTTCTTTTCTTCTTGTTGAACTGGGGCTGGTTTTGCTTCAGCTTTTTGGTCACCAAGTAGATTCTTTAATTCTTCTTCCGATGTAATCGTCGGAATCGATGACAACACATCTGCTCCTTGAGCTAAGTCGTCTGATTGAACTATTTCCATGTCTTTGACACTTTATTTATTCTTAATTTCTGCAGACTTGACAGCATTTTGCCTTGCATATACCTCAAGCTGCTTTGCTTCCAATTCAATTCTCTTCTTATCCAAATCAAGTTTGGACATATCAACATCTTTCTTCTGACTAAGAGCCATCTGCTCCAACTCAAGATTGAGACGATTCTGTTCAATCTTAGCTGCAATCTCCTGAGTTTGAGCTTGTAGCTTCTGTATCTCAGCCTGACCCTTTGCTTCTGCAAGTTGTGCCTGCAGTTGTTGCATTTGAGCTTGCTGTTCTTCCATTTGAGCACGACGCTTGGCCACAGATACCTCAATATCGCGGACAATCTCAGCAAGGCCTGTCTTCTTAAACAGAGGAAGAGCGTCTTCAATCTGCAACATACCTTGCTTAATCAACTCTGCAGACATAGCTTTTAGTTCCATAACAGAACGCTTGTCTGCACTCTTGTTAGTAATGTGGACTCCCCAGTCGGCAAAGGGGAAATTGGCGTCATCTAAACGGAATATCTGCTGTTGGCGTTTTGAATCAGTATAATGACCAACAACTCCATACTTATACGATACTCGTGCAGCATTTGCCAGGTCTGTAAGAGCACGCTCAATAAACTCATCGTGTTCATTGAACAAATACTCGGTTACCATAGATGAATTCTGGATGGCTTGCTGCATAGTGGCCTTTCCATCAAAATATTGAGTGGCTCCAAGTTGCTGGCGATTAACACCCACAACCCGTCCGGCCACATCCTCAATATGTTGAATCATCATCAGAATCGCCTGAAGACCTGCTCCAAGCGTTTCGTCATAGGAAGGAAACTGGTTAAAGGTACGGTCAGCACCTTCTTTAGACCTGTCAATAAATGCTGTACCCAATTTCTTGTAGTACATAAACATTTTGATGTTATCCGCAGCGTTACCTGTCTTAAAATCAGGCAGTTGCGACAAATCCATATATGAACCTCTTACTCCAGACAGGGCAATAAGGTTCTCCTTATGGAAATGCAATACATCATATAAATCCTGAAGGTCTTTAGTTTCTCCAATCAGAGAATATGGCTTTATCTTACTGTTATAAGTAAGACCGTTAAATGACAGATAAACCTTACTCGGCTCTGACATAGACCTTACAGGGTGTTTAACCTTGCCCAGGTCTACATAAATATCATCTGCAATCCGTACACCAGACCAAAGGTCTTGAATATAACCTACTTGTACATTCTTTTTACGAGCGTTTGGCAATTCACGAATAGCCTCATTGCTGAGAATTTTAATGAACGGAGCGTCTTCTGCATATTTATTTTCATTTTTAATGTAGTTGATTTTCCGTATAGACTTCCACTCAACATAATAAACCGCCAGTTTGTGGTTAACTGCAGAGTTTACAAAAGTCTTAGAACCATCGTTAATAACCTGGTCGGCTTCCGAAGGATTGTTCAGCCTGTAGAAAGCATCTTTATGGTACATGTTCAGCCAGCTCTCTACTTTCTTAATATCCTCTTGAGTCATCCTTTCACCAAAGGTGTCAATAATTTCAGTAGGGGTAAGTAGTTTAACCCGAACAGCCCAGTCACATTCGTTAACCCACTTTACAGCATTGTCGGCGTAGAAAAGTTCATCACCTTTAATTACTTCGTATTGCGGGTCTTCTCCGATTCTATTTACATGTACACGATAGAACTCTTTGCCGGTAATCATCTTATCCAAAAAGTTTTCTGCAAACTTTCTATCCAAACGATGCTTAAGCATGTATTGGTTGATAAAATGCTGTACGCCTATTTCAGTTTCGCTCTTATACTCTTCGCGATAGTAACGCTCAAGTTTCTCCATTGCTTTATCAATATCCTGGTCGGATTTGACAAGCTGTATAATTTCATTTAGAAGTTGAGAAGAAACACTTTGAATTTTTGATTCTGTTGACTCCGCATCTTCTGCATGAGCCGAGAATTCAAATTGTCTTTCCTCCGCTTCGGATAGAATGCGATTAATAAGCGGGCGTACAAGAGGAATGTGTTTAATCTTTCCCGCAGGAAATTCAATGCCATAAGTTTTTGTCAAATGTTCAAACTGCTCCTCTGACCTTACACCATTGTATAGATTATAGAATTCGTCTGATTTCGTACGCCACCATAGCGGTGACATAGAAATGCACCAGTCTACATTTTCTGAAGCCCACTCCGCATTTTTCTGCGATTCAGGAATATTCTGCTTAGGTTTGAAACCATAAGAGAAAGATTTTCCAGACGCAATGGGTTGAGTAAAAACCATAATTATATCTCGAAGTTAGGCAAATGTAAATGATTTTTAATTAAAAACAAGATTCCCTCGCGAATCTCGTACAAATTTAGGAAAATGAAAAGAACTCGCTTGTGCTGACTTTGCTGCAATCTTAAACATATCATCATCTGCTATAATCGTAATTGCGGCCGCCATTGTTTCATCATATTGATTTTTATCTCGTCCTTCAAATGTAAATCCAAGCATGTCCCTGATAAGACTTGTAAAGAATATCTGGTCTGAGTCTGTTCTTACATAAGCAACTAATCTCGCAATAACATGTCTCTTGATTTCTACTGGCATGGATAGTCCATACCTGTTAGTTGTCAGACTTTCCTTAACTACGGTAGAATCCAGTCTTGGCCGACGATGCAACATGTACTCAAATCCATTAGTAATATAATGCTGAAGAATACCTGTCTTGGTATACTCAACCAGTATCTTAGAATTATAATACATATTGAGTTTTACAGTATTCCAGTAGAACTCCGTAGCATCATCCGTACGCTGTGTAATTTTAGCAACAAAGACTCTTGATGTTTCACTTGCATTAAAGAATCGTTTGTAGATAAAGTTAGAGCCTCTTGACTTTTTGCCTTTTCGCTCTGTCTCACTTATCTTTCTGTCATCCTCGGCAACGGCATCAAAGGAGTCACAACCTGAAACATACAGGTTTGCTATCTTTCCATGACTCCATCCGGACTTTGTCCAAGCGGGATGTTCAAGTATTTCAAACGCACCTTCAGGATTAACTTCCCATCTCACACCTATGATTTTGCTACCATCTCTCTCCCATTCAAGATTCCCACGCTGCACCATATTCTTGATGGCAGGACTTCTTTCAATATCTGCGTAGCGTTTCTCAAGGATGTCTACTGGGAAGACTCCGTGCCCCGAGACTTGGAACGCTTCGTCCGGGTTGTACGGGAACTCCGAGGACTCTTGCCTGTAGAGTTCGGGGTTCGCTTTCTTTTTTTCTCTTCTGGCATCGAGAAAGGCTTTTGCGCCTTCTTTATCAGAAGCCCCTGACTTTTCATAGTATCCAGTAAATTTCGCATATGCTGGATAAAACTTACCAATTTTGCGCTCTTCATATTCATAAGCTTTTAAACCGTATTCAACAGGATTGTTAAAAATCATCTTTGCATCTATAGAACCGCCAGAGTCCATCTCACCACCTGTTCCAATAAAGATTGGGAAAGTCATCTTAATGGAACCGCGCCACCAGGAAGGTTCTGTCTTTTTAAAACATTCAATCAACGAGGCTGCGCCCGTCCATGAACCCACCTCCTCAAAGATGTGTATGTTCGGACGCGTACCCCTCGTCTTACCGGCATCCGAATCATAGATAACTTTTCGGATAAATGAGTTGCTGTCAACTTTGACAAACTGATTCGTCCCCTCATCGCGTATGGTGTAGCCTGACTGCTTGAGCGTACTCGTGTCCTTTAGCAGGGAACGCCGGAACTCCTGTGGTTGGGAGTTTAACCCCATCTCAACTTTTTCCCAGAGTAGGGAAGCATATCTTTCTATTGAAGAACTGACAATACATTCGCTTACATCGGCGAATGTAAACTCATACTCTACAACAGAAGCTACGCTAAAGGACTTACCAAATCCCCGACCTGTAATCAACATGATTCCTTCATTGTTGTTCTTGCGGGCTTGGTCTATATCTGAAAATAATTGTTGGTCTTCAAATGAGAAATAAGGATGTTCAACAATGACAGCATTTGTCTTGATGTCAATCATGTTGATTTTTTTAAAGTTCAGATGGTAGTAGTTCAATCCACTCATGTGGTAACCTCCATCAGACCATCCTTCTTTACAACGGCGTTCCTGCTCTTCCCACCACTGGATGTAATCCAACGACTCCTGATTCAGATTGGGTACGAATCTGCCTTCAAAGAAAGACTTTGGAAGGATACAATCTGGTTGATTGTATATCTCTACATGAGAGAGTTTTCTATCAGAAGTTTTCCTCGTCTTCACTTTCTATCTTTTCTTTTGTCTCAAGTTCCTTTATAAGATTATTGGCCTTATTCATTTCAGCACGACGCTTCTCCAGGAAAGAGACCTGCTTCTGTCCACGAACATTGTTCTGACCAGATTGCTTCATAATTGCATTTTTCAATGCTTCGCGGGCAGCATTAATCTTAGTCATGTCCTGCATCATCTTATTGAGAATGGGAAAATTGGAAACATAATCCACCCCTCCACGAACAGCCACCTTCTCAATCTCAATACGGGTATTATCAATCAACCGATTCATCTCATAAATCTTTTTATCAAAAGCCCTTACCGATGCTTGTTCGGGTGTATCGTAAGCCATTTGATATTTTAAAATAGTTTCCTCAACAAATGCCTCATTGAACTTTCCCTTAAACTGATGTTCATAAGAACCGTAGATTTCCCTACGGGCAAGGGTACTCACCTCTGTGGGGTCAACCTTTGCAAAGGGTGCGTTCTGGTCTACCTGAGAACAGATGTGGATATAAGTCAGAAGTTTAACGGCTTCGTCCTTAGTCTTGGATTTGTCAGATAACCAAATATCCCTTAACGGTTCAAGTGTAAGGGATATCGGGTCTACTGTTACTTTATGCTTTTCTATTGAGAACTTTAGCATTTTTCAAATGGTGTTTAATTACATCTTTCGCCTCTTTACGCATATACTTAACAGGATACATTTGAATAGTATCAAAAGTTTCCTTGTTCACATGTTCTATTGCAAGATTCCCAATGGTAAATCCATGTTCTTCAAGCATCAGCGCATATAGAGACAACTGCAGAGAATAAGTGTAGTAATTACAATTAGGCAGATGCGACAGAGGGGGTAGAAGACACTGGTCTTGGAACGCTGTCTCGGAAATCTCCTTACTGGTTTTATAATCCTTAATATGAACTGTGTTTCCGTTTTTCATAACCCAGTCTGCCTGACCGGCAAGTCTCCAATCATCATTGTAAAGAATCAATTCAGGATATAACCCATCGGCTTTGAAATCCTGAGCGGAAAGGAGGTCTACGCCCGACAGGACAGAAATCTCTTTCATATCAGGTCCGTAGACTACATTCTCCTTTACTCTCTTTTCTTTCATCTTGTGGTACTCCGTACCCTTTACAAGGGCAATCTCTTTGGTTTGTTCCCACTCGGAAAGAATCCTTTTCTTTTCCTCAATTACTTCTTTACGATACTTAAACTCTTTATCTATTGAACGGGCATAAACAACAACATTCTCCCAGCCACCCGCCTTCTTTTTATAGGAATCCCATTCTCCTGTTTTAGAGAGAACGGCTTTGAGTGCTTTGTACGCAGACCAGTAGTCTGAGTCAAATGGAGGTGTGAACTTCTTAATTAGTGTTGTAACTGATACGTATACTTCTCCTGAATTGGACGTATAACGATGTGCTCCCTCATCAAAGGTTACTGGCATAAATTAGGATAGCGTAAGTAAATACTTGGTCTTGTTCAGCTTTGCACGAAACTCGTCAAGCATATTAACCAAGTCTGTACGGCCAACCAGTTCCTTTTTCAGAACGCCTACATAACCGTCGACCATATCAATGTACTTAATCACCTGCTGACTGTCTGCAAAATCTTCAAACTTCTTGGTAATTACAGGAGCCTTAAGCTTTGGTCCGCTCATCATATAGGTCTCGGCAAAGCCATCTGTAAAGTCTGTACTAAAATCGTACAACTCCCCCAAAGCCTGATGGGCAGCATAGCTTGTTGTCTGCAAATGCCAGAGTTTAATCTGGTTTGCACAAAAGAACATGTTTGCAAGAAACTCTTTCATATATAAAATTTATTTCAAAGTTACACAGTCTATTGCGACATTTCCTACACCCACTTGCGAATCTATAAAAAACGATATATGCGGGTACTGAATCATTTGAAGAAAAGAGTTGACTTCCCTTTCCCTCACAAGACTCTTTACATCTTCGGGATTCAGTTTAAATCGTGTTGCTCCGGAACTTTTATGTTTCCTCAACACTTTCATTTTAATAACACTTACCATAGGATGTTTTCAATTAGTTTTAAAATAGCATAACAAATCACGACGCTAAGTATAAGCATCATGCCTATCATATCGGGTCGCGGGTACTCTTCATTCTTTTCCATACTCTGTATTTTGAATTGTGGTTTGAGGATTTATCCAATTAGACACATTAGACAATTCTTCATCGGTATATTTCTTAAACTTTGGAGTTGCCCCTTCGGGCAACTCTCGTGTCTCCATCTCAATCTCCTTGATTGACTTGACTCTTTCAGATACCTCGTCTGTCCAGAACAACTTCGGGCTTACCCGATATTCTCCCCTGGATAGTCTGGTGATGATGCCTGCGTCGCTTAATTCTCTCAACGCCATTTTCATAGTACTCTCAACATACTGCTTGGGCTTTTGAATCTTGGCCAAGTCCTGATTAAACTCCTTGAACATCTGCTGAGAATAAATAAAACTATTATCCTCATTTACCTTACCCATAACCCAAAGGATAAAATCCTTGGAACAGGACGATGATAAAGAAGCCACATGGCTGAAGGCTGCACTATAGAACTGGAAGTAATCCATTTCCAAATCTACATACCCTCTTTTGGTTCTTTGAACCACTTCCTGTGTCTCAAAGAATATCCTTCTCTTTCGGTTCATTTAAATATACTAACGACACAAAAGTATATTAAAGCTACTTATGAGTCAAGTCATGCTTGGGATTACTTACCCTGTAGACTAAGCGAGTGATATTAATTACACTGGAGTCTTAATTGAATTATCATTCCAAAAGTTATCCACATTTTATCCACAATGCTTGGATTTACAATTTAAAATATGCATTGGTTTTTTGACCCTGTTTTGGAGAAAGTATATGGGGGATATACTCAGAGTATATCGGGGATATACTTGAAGTATATGGGGGATATACTTCAAAAACACTTATCTCTCTGACAATCAAGTATTTCAACTAGTTGCACTCTTATCTCTCTATCCAGCACATCTGCGGATAGCAGATTTACTGCTGGAAAGCCTCGGCTATGCCGAAGGCTCCCCCAAGATTGGGGGTAGGGGGTTGATGTTGTACAAGATATTGTACAAGTAATTACATTGTAATTACACTATAACAGATTTAGAAAAAATAAATTTTTTTCTGTGGTGAATGTGAGGAGGCTACCCACCCCAGCCACCCTACCGATGCCTGAGTTTAAATAATGTTCAACTAAAACCAAATTATCAATTATGGCAAATTTAGCTCAGAAAGACCTTGACAAAGCATTAAAGATTATTGCTCGTGTTGAGGCATCTCGCGATGAGAATTTATCTAACTACAAAAAGGAAGAACTTATACTTCCTGAAGTAGAGATTAGAACTGTTCGGGGTGAGCGCCCTGACAGTAGATTGCGCGAAGTTACTATCGGAAACAAAACCCTCAAAGTAAGCTTGGGTAGGGGTGCCGATGAGTCTATGGAAGTCGGGGAGTTGTGGGTCGTTAAAGCGAGAAAAACCGAGCAATATGAAATTGCTGGTAGGAAAATCACAGTCCCTGAAGGTGTATTGAATTATCGGTTGTACTGAACTAAGAGCCCGCATTCGCGGGCTTTTTTTTCTCACTTACATCAAATGCAATTGAGCGAGCGAATTATTAATGAGTTAGCAATGCAATGATGGTGTGAGTGTATAGGCTGAGCCCCCATCACCCACATATGACAAAGAATGAGAGCGAGTCAATGCTATTTACATACGGTTTTAGCACCTCGTTCTCATTTCTTTTTTATATATAATCTTAACTGCAAACTTTAACTAAACCCAATTGTTTTATGTCTAAGTCAAAAGTAATTGTTTTAAATCCAGAACAAGCTCAAAGGTTAGATTATGAGCAAAACTGGAAAGATTTGGTAACTTATGAAGATTATCTTTCAATAAAGGCACAACAAAAAGTCTTTGAAAGTAATGAAAAGGGTTATCAAGTTAGTTCAAATAGATAGAACTAAAGGGGTGAAAATCCCCTTTCTCTCAATGCACTAACCCGTAAAGGTGAACAGTTATAGTGGGCTCCTTATCTGGAGTTAAATAGGGGATTTAACGTAGAACCACCTACTACAACTGAGTGCAGAGAGATAACTGTAAACTATTAGTTACTGAAGTTTAGGGTCTAGATTGACTTTTATCAGTAATCCCGTCTTTGACCTTTCTGGGGGTTATCAGAAAGTATTAATGCACCATTCTCATGTGGATATAAAGACTTCTTAAAAAGGTAAAGCAAATATTAAATAAGCGCACTGTTAGTGTGAAAAGCAATAGTAAATAACCCTTTATAAGATGTGAAACCACCTGATTAACACGAACAGTGAGATATCGTTACTTGAACCCAATCCTAGTAATAGGACAGTTCTTGTTATATGTTAATCAGCTCCCAAGGGTGAGCAGTTGTAAGTGTAAGTTTACTGTAGCAGAATACAGTCTTTACAACTGAGTGCAGAGGGATAAATTGGATTAGACCACATACAGGCTTATACCTGTATGGAGGTCAGGTGACGAGACCCGCGCTGCGTGTCTTGGGTGGGTTCAAGTCCTGCTCCAATTGCTAAACTAAAACCAATGTTATGAGAAAGTTCTACAACACAATGTCCTTTATTATCATGTCTTTTGCTTTGGTTGTAATAATGACCTCAGCAAACACAGAAGAAACTCTGTGGGGTGTGATAATTCTTATGTTTTCTACCATTACGCTTCTTCTTGGTGAATTAGAAGCAAAAAAGTAACAGAGGACGGTATCTGGCGGACTTCATGCGCTGGAGGGTTTATGGTGAGCCACAAAACCATACTTTACAAAAAAGAGACCTTTTGCTTTACATTTTATAATTTAATGAGGGCTTTTGCCCCTGATTATATAATTATCAACTATAACCCAAATAAAATGGAAGAAATCGAAAAAGCACTAGAACTATTGCGAAACAATGGATATTACACAGATGTTATGTGGCATATCCATGATATTAAATCCAGACATGATTGCGATAATGAAACCGCATATGAAATACTGGATGAAGCCCTTAACAATGAAGCCACATTTGAAAGAATATGGTTTGCCATTGCTATTGCCATTGAAGAAAATAAATCAAAAATCGAAACCCAAACAAAATGAGCTTATCTGTATCAGTATTTGCACAGCGACTGGCTTTCATAAATGCTCAGTCAGAAGAGGTTAAAAGTATCCTGAAACCTCGTATTGCAGACCGTGCCTTTTGGCAGTTTGCATCTCATAATGTAACTTCATCATCAAACAAAAACAAAAAGCGATGAAAACAATCAATTTAGTACTTGTTTACTTTTCGTGCATGATGGGATTTTTCTTTCTCTTAAGCATCCCAGGTGCATTGTGGTTCTCGTATTTAGATGTTATAACCAACACAAATTGGTTTATAGTCTATCTGCTGTTCTTTTCATGGTGGCTTCCAGTTCTTCCCTGTATAGAGTACTGGAATCGGAACAAAGCATACTTTGAAATGTATACCTGGTTTGCATGAGATGTAATCCTAAATGCTCGCGTTGGGGATGGACAACATGTAAATGTTACCTCAACACCCGCAGAGGAAGATTAAAAAGGAACAAAGAAGTAAGGGAGCTGTTTGTCTTTTGGCTGGCAGCTCCTCTTCTTTTGTCCTTTCTTCTTCTATTATGTGTCTTTTTTGTTACTGAAACCATTCAAAACTTATGAAAACCGAACAATTAAATAAATTGTTAAATACCGCTTGTGAAATTATTACTGCGTTGGAAGGTCATGCAGATTCAGAGTTACAAAAAGAGATTGATGCTTTTTTTGATGAAATCAATTACTCTGACAAGTTAGATGATGAGATGACCTTAATCCAATCTGCTAATGATGAAGTACAAGATTGGGATACATTTGGTAAGAAAAAAATATAAAATAAACTTATGAAAACCATGAGACTATTTTCCTTGTTCGACAACACTATTGAAGTCCTGTTTTACTGGAACGGCGTTGCCTGTGGTTGTGTAGCCGATAAACACACAATCTATCTTGTTATACCATTCTTTGAAATCATAATCACATACCGATGAAAGCAACTATTTCTTTTAATCTCGATAACCCCGATGATTTAAAGGCTCATCATCGTGTTATGAAAGCAACACATATGGCTATTATTCTATGGGAGATTCAGAACAATCTCGTTAAGAAACTTGAGTCAAAAGTGGAGCTTTGGGGTAATAAGTGTACATCAGAGTATTTAATTGATACTGTAAAAACAGAAATCAATACATTGTTTGATGAATATAATTTAACTTTAGACGACATAATTGATTAAAAGTGACGGCTGCCTTCAATGGCGACTGGTTAGGGGTTTAGGACCAGGCCGTTCTTTTTTCATTAAACCAGTAAATTATGCCAGATATCACAATGTGTCGCGGACAGGGTTGTCCTGTAAAAAACAGATGTAAAAGACATACTTCAAAGCCAGATGAGCATTATCAAGCTTACTTTGCAGAGTCTCCCTATAAAGACGGAGAGTGTAAATACTTCTGGAAAGACCCAAAGTTTGATGAAAAGATTCAAACTGATTTGTCACAAAAATTTGATTAATTGTGACAAAGCGGATAAAAATGTGCAGTAGCCGCAGGGGACTTAAGCCCCACTGCACTCTTTTAGAAAACCAAAACCATTATTAAAATGATAGATAAAAGATAAGTAAAACTTGTAAAGTCAGGTGGCAGAAAGTAATGCAGGTTACAGTACTCCACAGAGCAGCACAATCCGGATTGTGGGAAGCCTAAGCTAACCAGCTCGTCTGAAAGTGGTAAGGGTTCAAATCCCTTCCTGACTACACGGTCCGTCTAATCAACGGATAGTTTAATCCTGAACGATGAGAAATGGTGTGATAACCATATGGGTCAGTTCACCCTGAGTGGGGCGATAAAGGGTACGGTTGACTGCCGTTAGAGTATCTAAAAAAGTCTATTCCTAACCCAGAAATGGGGACAGCCATGACACCTGCAAGTTGGATAAATTAGGGTGTTATTTTTAGTCAGGTGGCGTAATGAGGGATGGACCCCGAATCCAGAAATGGTTGCTTAACCGGTTCGATTCCGGCTCTGACTGCATGCGCACGACATTCATGTCGTTAACATATCAGTATTATACTACTGATTTATATGATTCCTGTCAGCTTAAAACTGATATGTGAAATATAAAACCTAAGTCCCAATTATGTATCATAAAAGGGACAAAACAATCGCTTTTGAGTATTATATAACACCTTATAAACCTAAACTATGAAGAATTACAGATTTCACATTGAACGCAAGGTTACAGTTTGGATGAGAGAATATCATGAGTTTAAAGCTGATTCTTTGGAAGAAGCTAAAAAGCAAATGATTGAATTGTTTCGTAAAAACATATGGTACGATACAATTCTTGATGTAGAAACAGTCTACGATACCGAACAAGAACTAAAGCCTTCTCAAAATGATGGTCTTGCTACTGCAGAACTTTACTGCGATGAAGACCTGCCACTTCCAATTGCTACAAACACAGATAAGCTATGAAAGAAAAAGTAGAAGTTACTCCTGAAAAGATTACCCGCGTTGAGGTAATCAACCACGCCACTAACGATTATCCTGTTGGTAGGCTTTTGACTTTGTTGAAAGAGTTAAAAGACTTTGAAAGCATTCAAATTTCAATCCAGGACGGAGGAAGGACTCTGAAGTTATTTTTAGATTAAAGTAGTGAAAAACGATACCTTATGCAAAATATTACAGCAGTAGAATGGTTAATTACTCAATTAAAAGAAATGGAATATGATTTAAGACTAATTCCAAATACTATTAAAATAGCCAAAGCAATGGAGAAACAACAACTCATTGGCTTATTAGAATGGATGAACAAAGTAACCGCTGAAAGTCCAATGAGACTTGAAACAGATAATGAAGATATCGTTGAGCAATACCTTAAAACATTAAAGAAATGAAAGAAAACTTAAATAAAAACATTAGTAATGTAGTATTTGATATAACCGATAGATATTCGCTACGCCTTTTAACCATAGAAGAAAGAATAATCTTGTGTTTGCAAATAAGACCAGAATCTAAATTTTCTTTTAATGATGAAACAAACGAAAAATTAATGGACGATTGGAAAATCCCTAAATACATTATAATACAAAATAAATAAACTATGAAATCAATAGAAAAGAAGCACACACAACAAGTAGACTTTAGCAATCCAAATGCTGATAAAATAACATCGGCTGCAACAAATACACCAATAATAAAGCTAACCGCAGTAGAATGGTTGATTGATTGGATGTGTATTAACCAATATTTCATTGGAAATGATTTGCTTAAAGCAGCTGAAAAAGCGAAAGAGATGGAGAAAAATCAAATTGTTGACGCTTTTGATATTGCTTGTGAGGATGAAAACAGAATCGGAATAGAATACTATAACGAAACCTTTAAAACAATGGAAGAACAACTGCGCATTTGGAAACATGAGTTGGGTCATGAAATGATTCAAATAGGTTCAAAGATTCAAGAACTTGAGAAATTTGTATTAAGTGACGATTTTGTAAAGATTCCTGCTGAACAGATGTCTTTTATTAATGCTCAAATAGCAATCATGAAAGCCTATCATCGTATTCTTACAGAAAGGAAAACATGGTTAAGCATTAATAAATAAGTTTTTTATATTATTTTGGTCAAAACAAAAAAACTATGAATCATTACATTCTTTACGGATTCTTTTTTATTCTTATTATTGCAGTAATTTCTCTTGCCTGGGCAAATGCTAT